ACAGTGATCTCGCGGTGATCCACGCGGCAGTTCTCCGATCAATGGGGAGAAGGCTAAGCCGCTTAGGCGGCAAGGCGCCGTTCGGCGAGCTTTGTGCGGGCCACGGCATCAACGAGCTTTGCCCAGTCTTTCACATCGGCATCGCTTCGCTCGATCTTCTCGGGCGCAGGAAGCGCGAGTAGCGGGGCCGGCGGCGAGAGCTGCGCGCTCTTACCGCCTTCGGGCGGCGGCGCCGGCGGCGCGGGGCCGGTGAAGGTCTCCCGCACGGAGGCAAACGGGTCGGCCTGGGCGTCGCGCTTGGCGAGCGCTTCCAGGCTGAAATCCTGCTGCTGACGGTAGACGACGTTTCCGCCAGGGGTCGGCGGCAGATTGAGCCGCGCCCGGGCCTCATCCGGGGTCAAGACATTCTTGCCCTTATCGAGCACCTCCATCTGCGTGATGCTGTCCATGCGCAGGAGGTTGTCGACGTCGAATTCGGTCCCGAGGATCGCGCCGGGCCCGATGCCGTACCCAATGCCGAGCCCATCGTCGAGACACTCCTCGGCGTCCTCGATCAGCTTTTGCAGGCATTGCGAATAATACTCGACGTTGAGCGACTGGATATTCGAGATGCCGGCCGGGATCGACCCAACCCCAACCTTGTAGCCGGGCACATGAAACGTCGAGCAGACGATTTCGGCGGTCAGCTTCAACTGCTCGATCAGCTGGCCCTCGACCGCAGTCAGCGCCATTTTCTCGAACTTGAGAGCGTCGCCGAGGACCGCGACGCGCCCGATATTCTCGCCGCCAAAATTCTCCTCCCACATCGCTTTCAGCCGCGCGGCGGTCTCGTCGCTGATCCGGCCTGGCGCCGTCAGGATCCCGCCGGGGGTCGAGTTGTTCTTGAAGAGCCGCGCCGAATTGTGCTGGATTTCAAGACCTTGCGTTGCCGCGAGCGCGCTGGCAAAGATCGGCGACACTCCGACCAGCGGGTGAAAGAGGCAATTCATCCGGTCGTGGATGATCTCGCGGGCGGGGACGATAATAGCCTCATGCAGTCCGCTTAGATTGTCGCGCTGCAGCTCGTAGAAGACGCTGCCATCATCGGCGACGAGCGGCTTCACCCGGTTGGGGTCGAGGATGTAGAGCGCCGTGACGATATTGCGATTGTCTCGGCGTTTCAGCACATAGGTGTTGCCGCGCGACAGCTTCGAGATCAGCCAGCATTCCCAGAACTGGATGCGCGTCTGCCAGGGGTTGGGCTTGCGCAAGACCGGCGAGAAGGCGGGGTTTGTCGTCTCGGTCCAGATCCCATCGGCGAACTCAACCAGCTTCACGCGCAGCTTGGCGATATCGGAGGCGATCAGCGTGATGCAGGCGAAGATCGCGTGAAAGGCGAACATCGCTCGCGCGTCGACAGTGACGTTCTTCTGCCAGGCGCCGCCAAAACTCTCGCGGATCAGGGGCCACCAGCCGCGCCCGTCGGCAACCCCCGCCAGGGTCATCGACTTTGCTTCAGGCTGGACCGCCGGCGGCGATGCTTTAGGCCCGCCGAACGAAACCCGATTGCCGTCGATATTGAGGCCGAGGAAACGCATCAGGCGGCCGCCCTCTCAATATCGCGCCGGTAATGACGTGTGACGAAATAATCGCCACCGACCCGATCCCACGGCTTTGGCAATCCCGGAAAGAAGAGGATACGCTGCCGCGGCGCTCCGCTGCCGTACCAGGTGACCCCGTCGGCCGCGCCCCAGGTTGCCTCTCCGGACCCCAGAACATGGCTGATCCAGGCCTGATCGGAGCCCGCGAGCTTCAATCCCGCAGCCAGCATGCCGTCGAGATTGAACCGCTGATAGACCTGCGGCCGTGCGCCGGCGGTTATCAGCAGCATTGCGCCGTTGTAGGTGACCTGCGGCATCCGATGGCTGGCATTGATCTTGAAGTCGACGGCCGTATCGAAGAGCGGATCGAGGCAATCGCCGATCACGCAATCCAAATCCATTGAAACGAAGCGCTCGCCAAAGATCGTCGCGGCGTCGGGGCGGAAAAGGGCGAGACGGCGGAAGCATTGGGGCCGTTCCGGCGACCAGCTCGGGATCGCGATGTCGAGGAAATCTCCCGGCGGGTCGATTATTCGGACCCGTGGGTCGATCCCCTCCGGCATGTCCGTGACGCAGGCGATCTCATGCGGCAGCGAAAGATGCCGCCGGACCATATCGGCCCAGATATTGACGTGCTCCGCCCGATACTGGGTGCGGCCTCCGGGCTGTGCCCAGAGCCAGGAAAGGACGGTCAACATTCTGGAGGCAGCCCTTTAATGCCCGCGACGACGATGCGGCGTGCGCGTCAAATGGGAAGATTCGTGCGGACCCTCAGTCTTTGGGCCAGGCTCGATATCCTGGACATCTTCATCCGGCGCTTGATCGCCAGTGGTTTGCTCCTTACGCGCCGCGAGCGGCAATTCTGCCTGCATGCGCTCATTCGGAGCCCGCGCCTTTTTGATCCCGATCAGCAGCCGACCATGCATCGGCGCGGCATCGAAGGCGTCGCCGGCGACCAACTGGCGCGTTGCATAGGTCAGCGGTTTCGTCGCGATCAATCTCATCTTCAATTCTCCGGGCGAGAACCGAGAGGCGGTTTTGCCCGCCTCTCGGAAATCCGCGTTCAGACGGTCAGGTCTTAGGAGGCCGGTACCGCCCCGCCCCAGACCGCGCCGGTGATGTAGGCGACCGCCGACTCGCGGCGGCGCTTCCAATTGATCGTCCGCTCGGCACGCAACCCGACAAGGTTGTTCTGCCAGAGCGACACGAGCGAGGTACCGGTTCCCGCGTCGGCGTCCTGGATGAGAGAACCGTCGAGCATCTCGACCGAGGCCTCCATGCTCATGTCGATCGCCACGTCGCCGTCGTCCGCCTCGTAGATGTCCGAGGCGTTCATCAGCGTGACGTAGGTGCCTGCCCGCCTGGACGCGATGACCGGGATGCCTTCCAGCATGCCGCCCATCATCGTCATGCCGGGGAATTCCCGCTGGCCCAGCGCGTTCAGCATGATCGTCAACGCGAGGGCATTGGTCGTCGACATGACGAAAACGCCCTGCTCCGGCGGGTTGTCGGCATCGATGAACTTCTGGAAGAGCGCCCGGATGTCGAGGCGTACCGCATCGGCATCGGTCCCGGTCGAGGCGATCGCCGGGGCGCCGTTGCTGATCGCCGCCGGCTTCACGTCGGACGTTCCGCCGTTGGTCGGGTCGATGAAGCCGACATCCTGCGTCGCGACCAGCGCATCCCTTAGCGAATCCCGGACGATCATCTCCGAACTCGGGTTCGAGGAGCGCACGTTCTCCATCGTCAGGATCGCGATGTTGGCCACCTTCAATGGGGTCAGCGTCGTCCCGGCGAAGTCGAACTTGGTCAGCGGCTTCGGCTTTGCTTCCCCAACCCAGTAGCCCTCGCCGCCGCCGGTCTGCGAAATGAGGCGCTCACGGAACGGCACGCGCCGCAGCGACGGGTATTGGACACCGTTCGCCAGGGTACCGAATTTGCCGAGGATCGTCGCCGGCCGCAGGAAAGCGGCGAAGTCGGCGAACATCGTGCTTTCGGTCCCGGTCAGCGCCGCAGCCCAGTTGCCGGAGATGTTGGAGCCGGCCTCGACCGGCGCCTTCACCACCATCGCAACCTCGCTGTCGGCGCCGTACATGCGTACCGCGACGTCCAACGGCGATTCGTGATTGAGCCGTGCGAGCGCCTTGACCTTCGCATAGCGGGCAAAGCGGATGCCCGGCTCGAGCTTCTCGGGGGTCTTGACGACGAGGCCCGAGCGGACCTGCGCCGCGGTTTCCGGGCTGTCGACGCGCTCGACCGGCTTCGCCGTCGCCGCCGCCGTCTTTTCGAGGGCCCGCAGCCGCTTCAGATGCGCGTCGATCGACGCGACCTCAGCCTCGATGCCGTCGTATTCCTCGGTCTGCGCAGCGTCTAGGGTCTCCCCCTTCTCGCCGGCAGCATTCATGATGTCGGTCATGCGCGCGGCTTTGGCCTGGCGCGTCGCCTCAAAGGCGACAATCTGTTCCGCGATCGTCCTCATTTTCGGCTCCATCAGCTTTACGGGTTGCGATTTGCCCGCGACGCCGGGCCGGGAGGTGACGACCGGTTGGCTGTGGCCTGGCGCGGCCCGCAACCGAGCGTCGATTGATTTGACGGTCTGGATCGTGGCTTCCTGGTTGGCCGGTATCGTCACCGTGCTCAACTCAAGCCATTCCCATTTGAGATAGCGCCGGCCCCACGATCCTTCGATCTGGGCCGATTCAATTGGGCTGAAACCTATGGACAGACCACGGACGAGCCCGGCCTTGACCATCGCCCATGCCCGATCCAATTCCTCCTGGAGGCTCGGCGGACCGTCCACCTGCTGAAATTGGCAGGTGACGGCGATACCTGCGTCGGAAACCCTGGCATCGATCACGTTGCCGACCGGGCAATCGCTGTCGTGCTGCCAGAGGAGCGGCAGCGGCAGGCTGAACACGGCGCCGCGCGGCTCGACGATGTCATCCATCCGGTCGGTCGAGGGCGTCGTCGCCACGCCCTCGATAATCCGCTGGTCTTCGTTGATCGCTTTGATGTCGAGGACGGCATAAGCCCGGTTGGTGACCCGGGCGCCCTTGCCTTCCTTCGCGTCGATCAGCGCGAGGAGCTTGCCGGCATCATCGAAGATATCGGTCGCACCCTGGGCTTCCGAGCGCTGCCGGATTGCGGTCAGGGCCGAGCGGTAGACCTTGCCGCCCTTGCCGAACGGGTAGCTGAAGCGCGCCTTTGTCGCCGCGGCCTGGTCAAGATCGTGGCCAAGGTGCCAGCGGTCGTAATTGGCCCAGTTGTCGCCGTTGGCGCCGAGCATTGCATCGCCGTCAGCCGCAGTGAACGACCAGGCCGCCGTCGCGTCGTAATCTCCCGCCGCAATCCGCGCCCGCGCAAAGGCAGCCCCGGAAGGGTTGAGTGTCGCCATCATGCGGCTCCGAGAAAGATCATCTGATATTCGGGCTGCGTCGAAGCGGGGTTCAGCGACATCCGGTCCACCCCGTTGATCATCGCTGCCCAGAGGTCGATTTTAGCGTCCCCGGCGTTCTGCTTGGTTGCACGGATCGCGGTCGCCGTTGGCTCGATCTTGACGTTGGCGACGCACCAGTCCATGCAGCGCGACGGCGAGTGCCAGAACGTCCCATTGGCGAGACGCCGCTCCGACGTCTTGATCGCGTTCATAAGCGCGTAGCCCTGCCGCACGCCGACGAGGAGCTTGTTGTCTTCGGTGATGCCGATCGCATCGAGCGCGTCGACGATGAGCCCCAGCCCTGCGGGATCGACGGCGACCTCGGCAAGGATGCCGAGATCGAGGACGCCTTTGACGATCGCAGCCAACTCGGCGATGTCCTGCGGAAAGCCGCGCATCCTGATTTGCGCCCGCGCCTCGTCCGCGAGTTTCTTGTCATCCTCGAACCACTCGTCGCGCCCGGCCGCCTTCGCGCGCTCGGTCGCGACCTTCATTGCTTCCCACAGCTGGTCGACGAGCGGGTCGTCATCGACGATCGTCAATTCGCCGGCCCGCTCAAAATCCAATAGCAGCGAGGCGATCGATTTTCGGCGTTCGAGCACCCCTCGGTGGCACCAGCCGTGCGACCAGGAGAGCCATTCCTTTGTCTCGCGATCGCGGCCCAGGAGGTTGAGCCCCATCAGGTCGTCGAGCCCGCCGCCATCGACCCCGGGGATGACGACCTCGCTGCGCGCGAGTAGCTCCTCCTTTGTCAGGGTCGGGTCAGTGCGCCGTTCCCAATATTCGGCGCCGGCCCAGCGGTCGGTTCTAAGCCCGAGCCCGATCTCGACGTTGACGTGCTTCGCGAGAAACCCGTTGACCTCGGCTCGGCCGGCGAGCTGCGCCTTAGCCAGCTGGTCGGTCAGGTAGCCGGCGTTGACCGAAGCCCCGAGGTTCGGGTTGGTGACATACCACTTCTCGGGCTCGCGGTAGGCTTCGGCATCGTGCCAGGATTTGGGGTATTCGTAGAGGACCGGCAGGCTTCCCGGATCGACCACCTTGCCGTCCCGGATGTCGCGGAATTCCTGGAGCTTCTGCGCAAAGACCCCGGCCGGAATGTTGTCAGACTGGGTCGAGAGGTAGATCACAAACCCCTCGGGCCGCGACGCCAGGCCGCCCGTTGCTTCGAGCAGCATGCTCTGCGCGTTGGCCCGCTTCCCAAAGACGTGCAGCTCGTCGACGAGGAGCCCGATGGTCTTTTTCCCCGAGACGGTCTCGCTGTCGGCCGCGACGACCTTGAGAAAGGCGCCGGTGTTCCGGTGTTCGATGACGCGGCCCGCGCTCGGCTTCAGGATCGAGCGCAAATCCGGGTCGGCCATGATCATGTCGCGAGCCGGCTTGTAGGAGTTGTCGGCCGTCTCTTTTGTCGGCGCGAGGATGTAGTATTCGCCCGAGTCCCGCCAGTTGCGGATCAGCGATGTCACCATGATCCCGGCCGCCAGCGTCGACTTCCCGTTCTTCTTGCTGATCAGCATGAAGAAATACTGGATCAGCCGCCGCCCGGTCTCTTCGTCATAGGCGCCGAAGATCGCCGCGACGAAATCCATGATCCAGGGACGCGCCACCTCGCCGAAGGTCGGCCGGCCGGCTGCATCGACGATCCGCAGTGAGCGGAATATCTCGAGCGCCGCCTCGGCCTGGCCGGGGAACAACGGATCGAACGGGATCAGCGAGCGCTGCGGCCGGGCAACGATCCTATCCTGCCAATCGAGGCAGGCTGTCGACCACTGGACCACGAGCCTAATGTACCAGCCGCGGCGCCGCCGGCGTCGCATAGCGCCCGGTTGCTGCGGCCGCGGCGGCCCGCGACGCTTCTTCCTTTTTGCCCAGCGGGCGATCACGTTGCTCATCAGGCATCCGCGCCTTGCCTACCGTGCCGAGCCCTCTGTCGAGGAGCGCCCGCGATGCCGTTGCGACAGCCGATTCGCTCGATCCATCGGCGGCGATCTTGCGGATGACCTCGATCGCGAGATTGGCGTATTTGCGCGCCTCGGCCCGGATCTCGGCGGCGAGGCTCTCGACGGCTGGGACGGGCGCCATCATGAACGGCAGCATCGCCGCATCGCCGCCGATCTCGACCGCCGGCTTCCCATAACCGCGGTCGAGGATTTCCTTCGCGGCGGTGATCTTGGCAGCCTCGCTCGACCCGTAAAAGAGTAGCTTCACCAGCGCCTCAATCGCGGTCTTGGCATGCCGCTGCGCTATCCCGTCGATTTCCTCGGGGGGTGGGGTCGCGAGCGCGCTGACCTTGTTCAGTTCGCTGATCGCCGAGGGTTTGGCATAACCCTTGGGTTTTCTGCCAGCCCCGGGGCGCCGACCGCCGCGGCCTGATTTGGCTTGATCAGTCAATCCTTTGATTTCCGAATGCAAACCGCCGCAATCAAACCTTGAGCCCGGCGGATATTTTTTGTGCGAATGAG